CTCCAATATATTGCACCATTCGTAAGTAAAGCATGAAATAAGATTGCACGCCCTGGAATGCTTGCAATAGCAAAGACCACACAATCTTCAACTTCGCCTTTATGTTCTCGTAAGTCATATAGATATTCTCTCCTTATTTTACAGTATAGGGGCGGTATGTTAGCATTTAAATAAGACATTGCAAGTTAACATTTCCATCTTTTTCTTGCTTGTCTTAATCTAGAATTAGGATCTTTTGCTGCATTAGGAAACATTTTCATTTGTCCTGCAGATCTTGCACAATATGATTTTCTTCTATTTGCTGATTTACTTCCTGGTGCAACTTTGCCAGTTACTGCTGTTGATAATTTTGATCCTGGATTATCTCTTCTGTATTTTTCAACTCCGGCTTTTGTCATTCCGGCACCAGCTTTTGTAGGTCTAAAATATTTTTTTGTTTTAGGTGGTTGAACATCTCCACCTCTAGCCATTCCTTTTTTTTCTTCTTCTTTTTCTTCTTCTTTAGATTGAGGAGGAGGAACGTATCCAACTTGAGTAGCTTGTGGAAATAATGATTGTGTATAATAACTTTTTTCGTAACTTCCTGGTTTGCCTTCGTATATTTTTGATTTAATAGATAATGCTCCGCCTAATGACATTTTTTTAACAGCTCTACCTGTTCCTCGCTTTTGAATACCAAAGCCAGACATTTTTATTTATCTATAAATAGTGTAATAGTTAGAGCACTTGTGTTTCCAGTAACTCCAATACCATCAATGATTCCTACGCCATTTCTTCCAGCATATAAAACTCCATCTTCTGGAAGATTTAATGTTTCTGTTCCACCTGCTGAAACTTGAACTGGAATATAAACTTGCGTGTTAGTAGAAGAACTAACAGCGGAAGCATTTGCTAAACCATTAATAATTGCTGCTCCAGAAGTACCAGTAGATTGAATCATAAATCCTCTAAGTCTTGTAGGACCAGCAAATAATACTGCATTAGATGAACTACTTGCACATATGACCGGTTTTACATCTGATTTCATTTTAACTCCTTGTAATTTAAGGAGCCCTTTCGAGCTCCTTAAAAATTAATTATTTACGCTGCAAAAGCGAAAGCACCTGTAAGACCTGTAGTAGCTGGATTTAAATCAGCACTTAATTGCCATGTTCCATTTTGAACACATGTAAAGTAAATGTATGATCCAATACTAAATAAATTAGTAGCTGCGTTAGCTGGCGTATATTCAAGTCTAGTTTCGCCTGCTGTTGAAGTATCAAAAGTTACTGCGTTAGTTGCTCTGCTTTCAAATACTGAACCTGTTGCAAGTACATCTGTTCCAGCACAATCAAAAATTAATTTTGCTGTACCACCAATTGTATCAACTGATTGAGCATGAATTACTATTACGCCTTGTTCTGCTGGCGGTAATGTTACAGTTTGAGCTGCAGCACCAGTAAAGTTATTTATACTAATTACATTTTTAACATAAGTTAAAGTTGTAGCTGTATTTCTTGTAGTAGCAGTTAAACCAAATAAAGGTGGTTTAGTTGTACCAATTACTTGACCAGTTGTAGAAACTATAAATTGGTTAGTGTATGCTCCAGTTGTAGAGTTTTGAGTTGCCCCAATAAATCCACCTAATGATCGGACTGGACCCGAAAAAGTTGTTAGTGCCATAGTTATATTCTCCTAGTTTTTCCAATCTAGTCTCTAGGCCGTCGACTATACGCGTCTAGATCAGAAGTTAATGTATAGTGATTTATTTCTACCAAATAAAAAGGGCCAGGTCAATAGACCCAGCCCTTTTATTAAACACTTAATGTAAGTGATTACGCAGCTCCCGGTGAACCGAAGATTCCTCTAGGATCAGAGAATCCAAATGAATATCTCTCTCTAGCTTTAAATCTTGTGTTACCAGTGTCGAAGTCACCTTCAATCGCTGTTCTTAATGGAGCTCTTACAAAGTGCTTAAGTCCATTAGGAGCATCTGTCATGATGAAAAACGCATCACTGTCAGTTAAGAAATTGTTGATTCTATAACCTTCTGGAATCATACCCATATTCTTAAGTGCATTGATATCGTTATCAGCAGTTCCGACTCTTAGAGGTGATTTTAAAATTCTCTCTGCAGTAAATTGTAATTCTTTTGGAATTATTAATTTTCTGCCTTGTAGAGCAACTTTTAATCCTCTTTCGTCAACAAACGCTTGAATGTCGATTAAAGATTGTTCAAGTGAAGTCTCAGATAAATCGGCTGGTGTTGCCAATTCATTACTGAAAGTTCCGCCACTTACTAGTGGGTGATCTGTTGCACATAATGCAACACCGTCACCACCTGCAAATGAACCTGCGCTAAACGCATTGTTCAATACAGAAGCAGCTTTTACTTGTTTTGTGTTAGCCATAGATCTTGCTAACGCTCTTGTGTAACGAGCCGCTAATCTATCATACAAGTTATCTTCGATTGCTTCTTCAGTTATCGCGAAAGCAAGAGCAATAGTTTCGTGTGTGTATCTAGCTGTAAAGCTTTCTACCGCATCATCGAATTCTACTGCAGCACCTTCGTTTTTAACTGGAGCTGAACCAAAACCTGATAACATTACTTCCTCTTCGAAAGCTCTGTCTGAAGTTTCAGTTGCAAAAATTTCAGTATGTTGATTTTCGTATCGTGCATATTCCAAGCCGAACAAAGCGTTCAAACCTGGCTCTAGTTCTTTAACTAGCTGTGCGCGTGATATAGCCATAGTTTATAACTCCTTAATTAGACTTGCCCACAGTACCTGATCGGTACTCGTGCGCGTTGATTATTACTAGCACGCCAACATTTGATACATTCTGGTCAGAATTATCTGGATCCTGAGATATATCAATTGCTTTAAGTACAAAAGTAGATGAGCTGTCTCCTGTTGAAACATCTAATGCTTCTTTTGATACTCCTGAGGCTGTGCTGCCCGCTGTTGCCACAATACTGTAGTTTGCAAATAAATCTGCATTGGCGAAAGATTCGTCAGCTGCGATTGAGTAAACTACATTTGGGTCATCTATTACATTGGCAATAATGTTATTAGCACTTATTGTACCAGGGTAATAGTTCTTGAACGTAGGCTTCTGTGTTGTAGGGTCAGTGTAAAACACTCCGTTAAATACTCCAACAACAGGGTTTGTTCCAGCAGCGGCTCTAACGATTGTACCATTAGTGCTTGTTGCTACTAGATCACCTTGAAAAATTGCTGTGTTGTAATTTTTCAAGATTCTATATCTGTTTTGAGAGTTATTAAACGGCGTTCCACCAAGTAACCTTACAGGGTTTAAGCCCATTGGTTTTTGTGAGTTTGCCATAGTTTTTTATTCCTATTTTAAGTTTATTTAATAACCCGATGGTCTTTTTCTAAAAAATTATTTTTTAGATCCTCCACCGAATGTCACACGAGATTGTCTATCAATATTGATAGGCATCTCAGGTCGTTGTTCCTTCAAAACATCTCGGTCAACCGCGTCCATTTGTTGCTTCGTTTTACTTTTAAAGTAATTTTTGCGCGATTCCACGATTTCTTCCGGTATCCTAGCCAACAATAGGCCACCAACCCCAACTACGCCTGCGTGTTTTCCGTCAGAGATAACTGGATAATCATTTTCTCCGATTTGAGACTTTAATTCCTCAGCTCGTACTAATTCATATCCCTCTCTAAGTTTTTTAGATACGTTTGCAGTATCTTGAAAACCCATTGTCTCTGCTCTAATCCAACGATGATGAAATCCTGTTGGTGGCGGAGGCGCATCTAGACTTGATGGTGGAGTCCAAACTTTTTTTCTAAGATCTTTTGATCTTTGTTCAGACTCGCGCGAAACCCTTTTATTTTCTTCTTTTTTCATTTTAGCTCCTTTTAGTTTTTCACATATTTCGCGTATTCTTCAGGTGGCACCCCTAATTTTTTAGAAATAGCCAACTGTGATTTGGTGAGTCTCACAGTCCTGCGTCCAGTTTGATTTCTATTAGCAGTTGCAACGTTCTGAACGACTTTACGTGGCTCCTGTTTATTCTCATCTATTTCTAGTTGAGAGTTAGCAAACTTTTGAGGGAAATAATCTCTCAATCGTTTATCTAATTCAGTATAATACTCATTACTATCTACTTCAATACCCTCACTTTTTATCTTCACATCAATTTTAAGTGCAGCATCGTTCATGATATCTGCATTCAAGAA